CATGGCCGCCCCCCTTTTCCCCCCACCCCCCCGGCGATGAGGTCCCGGAGCTTGCGCGGGTCCCCGGCGGCCAGCTGCTCCCCGGTGCCGTCCGCCCGCCACGCGGTGAACTCCAGCCCGGCCGCGGTCACCCCCAGCTCCCACGCCCCGTCCAGGTCACGCCGCAGCGACGCCACCGCCTCCGCCGCCCACGCCTGGAGGTACTTGCCCTCCTGCTCGGCCGTGAGCATCTGCGGCCTGACCGCATGCCCTGTCATCCCCACCATCACCGCATCACTCCCAGTTTCCGACTGGTCTCCTGATGCGATGGACGTTACGCGCGGCTCACTCCCCGTCACAACGGTCATTCACTCCCGGCTGCGAGCCAATGAGCAAAAGACCAGGTCAGAGCCGCAAATGGACAGCTTCCGCCAAGTCCTGCACCGCCGTCTTCGCGGGCCCGCGCCGCTTGCTGATAAGGGCCCAGAGGATGTCCCGCGCATACTGCTGGGCCGGCAGCCACTCCGGCGCCTGCTCGTGGATTGCCCGCATGATCGCCACGGCGGCGTCGTACTTGCCGCGCATCACCAGCGCGTTCGCGATGTCAAGCTTATGCCGCAGCTGCTGTATCGGCTCGATCGCCGGCAGTGCCCCGCGTACCCGCTCCGCGATGGCGAGGGCCTTGTCCGGGTGCCACTCCAGCGCGGCGGTCTCCGCCATGATGACCTGTACCGTGGCCGGCCCGAACCGGCCCGTGCTCCCTGGGTGGAACGGGATCTCGCGGCCGATCCGCGCCGCCGCCGCACGCGCCAGCGACAGGGCGTCCTGCGCCGCCCCCGGCTGGTTATCCGACGCGCACGCGTTCGCCACGTACAGCAGCTGCCGCCCCCACCCGGCCAGTTCCAGTTCCGTCGCCTGGCTGAACTTCGCCGGCTGGGCCCGGTCGGCCCATTTCGCGGCCAGGGCGCCGGCCTCCCCGGGCCGGCCCTGCCGCAGCAGCCCCCAGGTCAGCATGGACACCGCAGCCAGGTGGTCGGTGAGCTCCGGGGCCGCGTCCAGTGCCAGGTTCGCCGCGACTGCCGCGTCCTCGAACTGGCGGGTCATCGTCAGCACCGCCGCCGTCGTGATGAGCGCCGTCGACCGTGCCGCGCGCCCGGCGGCATCACTGTCGAGGGACATGGCGTCGGCGAGCACGCCCGGCAGCGCCAGCCGGACCCGCGAGTACCGGCTGGCCGCGTAGTCGGGCCGCAGGTCGTCCAGCGCCGCGAGCACCCCGGCGGGCGTCGCAGGCTCATCCGGCTCGGCGCCCGTGACGCGCCGGTAGAGAACGTCCCGGGTGGTCTCCCACGGCTCGCCGGGCACCGGGTCGTGTTCCGGCTGGCCGGGGGTGGTGAGGTCGCTGACGTGCACCTGGAAGGCGCACGCTATCTTGTGGAGTGTCTCGCCGCGGTGGTTGCCGATGTCGTTCTCGATGTCGCTGATGGTGCGCCGGGACAGCCCGGAAAGCCGCGCCAGGTCCGTCTGGTTAAGGCCCGTGAGCTTCTGGAGACTTCTAATTCTGTCGCCTGTCGTGATATCGTTCATTGTTAAAGGGACCCCGTGTCAGTAGCCGTGAACGTTGTGGTGACTTCAACGATACAGCGCGGGGTCGAATATTGCCCGGACCAATGGTGTTTGGGATTCAAACGGCAGGCGGAAAGGCACCCCGGGCTACCAGCTCCGGGGTGCCTCCCTGACTCGGCGAGAGCCAGGACGGCGGGGGTACTCGCCACGCGCTGCCGTCCACGGCCATCGTAGGGCAGCAGCTACGCCGGGCCAGGGCAGTTGCCGTTCCCGGAACTGCGTCATATGCCGCGTAAACCCTGCCAACCCCGGGCAGGCGCCCCGCGTCACACCACCATGAGGCTACGCATTCCCGTCATGATCGCCGTTCCCGCTGCCGCCCTGGCCGTCGCCGCCTGCAGCCCCGCTGGTTCCGGTACCTCCCCGCCTGCGTCCGCCACGTCCGCCACGTCCGCCACGTCCGCCACGTCCGCCACGTCCGCCACGTCCGCCACGTCCGCCACCGGGCTGCCGTCGCCGGCCCGGCCCGCCGCGCCCGCGAAGTACTCCGCGAACATCACGGTCGCCCCCGCGGACGGGGCACTCCCAGGCCCGGAGCGCCTCACCTTCCTGTCCTGCGGGAAGCTGACCCCGGCCCAGCAGGCGCAGTTCAGCACGAACGCCACGGCCGGGCTTGTCTACAAGTTCACCAACCAGGCCAGCTTCGCGGCGTTCCCGCAGGTCTCCGTCAACTTCCTGGACGGCTCCACGGTCGTCGCGTCCAACGTGTCCGATGACGCCGCCACCCCGGTCAGCCCTGGCCAGTCGGAAGCAGGCGAGGTTGACACCGGGCAAGCCGGCCCGCAGCCGGCGTTCACGTCCTGCGAGATAATGAGCTACCTGCTGATCGCCGGCCCCGGGAGCAGGCCCGTGCAGTACGCGGGCTGACGGGCCGCCTGCTCGCGCGTGAAACGTTCATTACGCGCCCGTCAGCACGTCCCCGGCCGGCCGCACCTCGGCCGCCGCCCCCTCAACCCAGCCCATGCCCGCGCACAGTTCCCTCGCCGCCGCGACCGCCGCGTCCTGGTCGCCTGCCCGGACCACCGCGACCGCCTGCGCCACGTCAGCGGTGTACATGGCGGTCACCCCGGCCACCATCGGGGCGCACGGAACCAGCGGCTCACCGCCATCCGCCCGGGCCCGGGTGAAGGTGACCTCCCAGCGCGGTGCCAGCGGCGGCAGCAGCTCGGGGAAAAGCGACCGGGTGAACCCGTCGTCCTCGTCCATGAACCGAGGGTACGACTGGGTGCTGACATTCGGGGGCTATGCGGGAATTGGCCCTGTCCAGGGTCGCGGGTGCTTCCGCAGGCATGGTTCCCACAGTTCACGCTGGAGCACGAGTAGCGCGATGACGTCGGCCAGCTTGCTCCAGGACTTGTCCGCCCGGACCTGGTAATCCTGGCTGATGCCGAGCTTCTCCAGCACGAGCGCCCCGGCCGCGTCCAGCCTCTCGCGCTCGCCGGCGTCCAGCGACGACGGATCGCCCAGGTACGCCTCCCACCGGAAGGTGGGGGCGAGCATCTCCCGCATGACTTCCTCGTGCGAGTAGGTCCGCTCCCACCCGAACGCCTTCCGGGCCTCCCACTCAAGGAGCCACCCGGCGATGTTCTCGTCTGTCTCGTCAGGGTCCGGGGTGCCGGTCCATTCGGCGGCGCGCAGCCTGGCGAGGATCTCGGCGTGGCGCCTGGTGATTAGCGCCGCGATCCCGGGCTGGGACTCGCCGGCCGGGGTCATGGCAGCACCTTGTCGACGCGCGTGACGTTCAGGACGTCGTCCTCGATGATGCAGTGGACCCGGTACGGCCCGACGTGCAGCCGGTGGTAGTCGCGGCGGTGGAATCCCCCGGGCGACTCGTGGCCGTCCAGCAGTTCGTGAACTGCCGCGTTGATTGCGTGCGCGTCCGCCTGGTGGCCGGCCATGAGGTCGTGGACGTACTCGGTTGGCTGGGGCAGCCAGTGGGACCTCACTGGCTGGCGGCCAGCGAGCGGTCGATCTCCTCCTGCGACATGCCTCCCTGGCGCCCGGCGTCGGCCCACTGCCGGTACTCGGCAAGGACTCCGGCGATCTCGGCTTCCTCTGCTTCGGCCGCCGCGACCTCCTGCGCCGTTGCGTGCCTCTCGATGGCCTTCAGCCGCTGGTACTCGCCGATCGGGATGACGGCGGCCACCTCGCCGGCGATGCGGATTGTCTGGGGCTGTCCCGGCACTTCACTGGGTTGCGCGACCATGCCGCCCACTGTACGGCGGGCCGCTGACATTCGGGGCGGTCACGCGGGCCTCACCGCCGCGTGCGGCCCGGCCAGGTCCCACCCGTCCTGCCTGCGCAGCGAGTCCCGCACGATCGTCCAGGAGCGCCCGAACGCCTCCGCGATGCCGGGGGCGGCCACCGTCAGCTCGGCGGCCAGCGCGCAGCAGCCCGGAGTGTCGTGCGTCCCGGGGATGGTGCTGTAGCGGGCACTGGCGCGCAGTACGTCCGGGTCTGCCCCGGCGGTGGCGGCGACCGCCAGCCGGGCGGCGTCAAGCTCGGCCGTGGTCGCGCCCCGGGGGTCACCGGTCCACGGCACCGTGACCGAGACCCGCCACCGCGACTGCGGGCCTGCGTCGGCGATCTCCCCGGCGATGAAGCCGTACCAGTCGCTGCTCATGGTGGTGCGCGCCTTCCGAGTTCTCGTGTGGCCAGTTGGCCACACGCAACGGCTTGGTCAGGCAGGGGGCCTGCGCTCGAGCTGGTCGGCCACCGCCCTCATGCGGGCCGCCATGCGGCTGACAAGTTCGGGGTCGGCGGCACGCGCCGCCTCAAGCACGCCAGCGGCCGCGACCTCCTGTTCCAGTTTGCTGATCGTCCTGTCAGCCTGGACGGAGAACAGCCTTACAGGGTCGGCCGCAGGGGGGAGCGGCGCTGCCCGGCCGCCGTTCAGGTAGTCCCTGATCTGCCGGGCTGCCCCGGCCGGGTCGAAGTAGTCCCTGGGGAGGATGGCGACGACGTCATGCAGGACGGCAGCGGTGACCCGGCCGCCGTCGGCCCCGGCGACAGCCTGGTAGACGGTGGCCGCCGCGTCCTGGCCGTGCCGTCCGGCGAGCGGCAGCAGCTCGCGAACGTGGCTCTCGGTCAGTCTCTCCCCAATTGGGGAGAGACGCTCAGCCAGCGGCCACGCCTCAATCAGCCGGTACGCCTGGGACTTGCCCATTCCCCATCGCTGTTCGACGTAGTCATCGAACGTGTCATGGGCGGCCCGGTAGAGCCGCGCGTCGCGGATCACCTGCAACGCCTTGCCGGCGGCGGCGAACGCGAGCCGGAGGTTGTCCAAGGCCGCCTCGCATGTCGCGAAGTCGGCCTCCTCGGCGTCGCTGAGCTGTCCGTGCCCGGCGGGGGACCGCGGCTCCGGGATGACGGCCGCCGTGATGGCTGCCGGCGGCGCGGCTGCCTGCGGCGGCTCCGGCTCCGGGACGGCTGCCAGCCCGGGGCGCGGGTCCCCGGCGACCGGGTCCTCGATGAGCTCACGCTGCTGCGCGATGAAGTCGGCCATGCCGCGCCTGGCGGGCATCACGGCCTCCCCGCCGGGGCGAGCCGCCCGATCTCAAGCAGAAGCTCTGTGTGCAGGGCCGCGATGTCCTCGCGGACCTTCGGCGCGTACCGCTCGTTCCACCTGGTGATCGGTACCCCGGCCTTGAGGCTGTTCGGCCATGCCCTGTACGCGCGGATGAAGGTGCGGAAGTGGCGGATTCCCTGGCTTTCGAGGGTTGCCCATGCGTCCTCGATGAACTCGGGGCCGAGCCGCGGGTCCGCCATGGTGACGACCACCCCGTAAGGGATGCCGGAGTCGCGGACCTTCAGGGCGGTCCGGATGGTCGGCATCACGGCCTCGGGCTGGTGCGGGTAGGGGATGAGCACGTACGTGCTGCGCTCGAGGAGCTGGTCCAGGACGCTGCGCTTGATGATCTGGTCCAGGACGTCGCGGCCCTCCAGCGAGCCGGGGCAGTCCGCCAGGATGGTGTCGTAGTCGCGGAGCTGCCGGATGCGGGTCAGCTCGGCCGGGTCCAGCTCGAGCATCACGTCGTACCCGGGGTCTTCCATGAGCCGGGTCAGGTCGTGCGCGTTGGCCTGCGGGTCGACGTCGACCACGAGTGCCCGCCCGTTCGACGCGGCGGTATGCGCGGCGAGCGACAGCGTGACCATGGTCTTGCCGACGCCGCCCTTCTGGTTCATGACCGAGATCACGTAGCTGTCGGTGGCCCGGGCGGTCGCCGGGGATGCGCCGCTCGGGGCGGTGGCATTGGCTGTCATGCCGCAAGGGTCGCACACCCCGCCGTCCGCCGGCTATCGACTACTAAAGCCCCCTGTTGCGGCAGCGCGGGATACGGCCACGCGAGGGTAGCGGTTCGTGTTGCACCCGTCACGCCGGGTGGCATCATGGGGGCATGGCGGCGAGACTGGATTACCGGTCCCTGATCCCCGCGGACGCGGACGGGCAGCAGCGGTACTGCGCGCGGGGCGACTGGTGCGCCGCGTCCACGAGAGACACGGAAGGCGCGTGGCATCCGGCGCTGACGTGGCAGCCGTACTGCGGGACCTGCACCGCCAAGATCGTCGCGTGCCTCACAGAGCTCCCCGCGCTGTACGGGCTGCTGACCGCCGGGCCGGCCGGGCTGGCGAAGGCCACCGGGAGGGTGCGGGTACCGCCTGGCCCCCGCATGCACGTCAGCCCCGCCGCCGACTCCCTCGCGAGGGAGGCCGCCGCGATCCTGGGCGGGTGGGCCGCGCGGGTCCGCGCCGTCCCCGGCCTGTCCCTGTCCCCGCCAGTGCATCCCTTCCGCAGTCCGGCGCGGGTCCGGGAGGACTGCGCGGCCATGGCCCTCCACGACGGGCCGCTGATGGCCCTCACCGACGGGTGGACGACCCGCGTCTACGACCTGCCCGAGGCTGCGGCCCCGCTGAACCGGGCGTCCGGGACATGCCGAAAGTGCGGGCGGAAGGTGACCCGCTCCCCGGTGTCGGGCTGGTGGTGGGCACATGACGGACGGCCGGCGGGGTTCTGCGACCACCAGCCCGTGCGGATCGCTCAGGCGGTGCCCCCGCCTGAGCCCGTCCCTGGCGGCCTCGGCTTCCGCCACCATAAGGAGGAGGACATCAGCGACCTGGAAATCGTCTCCATCGGGGACGACTGGGTGAAGGTGATGGTCCACCGGAACGCCTTGCACGCGGGGGCGGAGATCCTCGGCCTGGACTGGCATGCCCGCCGGGTGACCGGGCAGGTTCCCGCGCGGCCCGAGACCCTCGACGGGATTCCCTGCCGGTCGTGCGAGGCCATGTCGCTGACGCGGACCGAGCAGCCGCCGCCGGACCCGAGGCTTCCGCCGCCGCCTGTCGCCCGGTGCGCGGAGTGCGGCGACGAGATGACTAGGGCGGAGTTCACCGCCTGGTGCGTGATGTACGCGGCGTGGGTGAAGGGCTCGGGGATCTTGACGTGCCGCCGCTGCGACCTGGGCGCCGAGCGGGGCCGCGCGCACGAGTGCTGCTGGGGATCGTGTACCTGCTGCGGGGGGAAACGCCGCCGGGCGGCGTAACTTGCCAGATCAGCGGCAGGGTGCAACACTGACCGCAGGCGGAACAACTGTCCCCTGCGCACGACGCGCACGGGGGCATTTCGCGTTTAAAGGGGCAGGTGAGCGCATGCGCCCCACCCGCGACGACGGCATGCTCACCACCCCCCAGGCCGCCCGGATGCTCGGCGTGTCCCCCGCCACCATCCGGTCCTGGCGCAACCGGGGCTGGCTCAAGCGGCAGGGCCTCGACGAGCACGGCTACCCGCTGCACACCCCCGAGGCCCTCCGCGCCGCCGAGAAGCGGGTCACCGGCAACGGCATCACCGCGACCGGCATCAACCCCAGGCAGCTCCGAGGCCGCGCCCGGCGGCAGGAAGAGGCGGCAGCCTGATGGAGTGGGACCTCGGCCGCGACATCGCGGAAATCAAGCAGTCCCTCGCCCGTCTCAACGACAACATGGAGACTCTCTTGTCACAGCAATCTGACATCGACGCGGCGACGGCCGCCCTGACCGCCCTCACCGGCGACGTGGCCGCCAACGTCGCCCAGATCGTCACCGACATCGCCGCGATCCAGGCTGCCCTCACGGCGCTGCCCGGAACCGTGAACACCACCGCGCTGGCCGCCGCCGTCGCCGCCGCCGCCGGCACCGCGTCATCGCTGGACTCCTCGGTGTCGTCAGTGACCGCGCTCGTCCCGCCCGCAGCGCCGGCCGCCCCCTCCGGCACGTCCAACTAGCCGAGGGCGCCGGCGGAACACATGGCCAGCGGAACACGCGGCGGCAACGGCCAGTTCCGCCGCACCCCCGCCTCCGTCGCCCGCGACATGCGGGCAGCGGAACTGCACGGCCAGGGCTGGACCCACGAGCGGATCGCCGCCGAGCTCGGCTACGGGTCGCGCGGCAGGGTCAGCGAGGCCATCGACCGCGCGTTCGCCCTCATCGTCACGCCCGGCGCCGCCGCCGCCAAGCGCCTCGACTTCGAGCGCCTCGACCGGCTCATCGAAAAAAACTGGGAAGCCCTGGAACGGCAGCACGTCGCCGTCTCCAACGGCCGCGTGGTCCGCCGCTTCACGGGCGTCGAACGGCACCCGGACGGCATCGAGAAACTCGACGCCGACGGCAAGCCCATCCCGGTGTTCGAGGACGTCCTGGACGACGGCCCGGTCGCGGTCCACAGCATCGTGATCCTGCGGCTGCTCGAGCGGCGGGCCGGCATGCACGGCTACGACGAGCCCAGGCGGTCGCGGGTGGAAGTGATCACCGAGGACATGATCGAGGACAAAATCAGGCGCCTGGAGTCGGAGCTTGCCGCCAACGACCCCGCTGATACAGGCGGCGCCTGACCGGCTCCGCTACCTCCTCAGCCTCCAGCGGCGCGCGGCACGGATTAAGCGCGGCGTCGCGAAGTACTATGACGACCCGGTCGGGTTCGCGAGCGACTGCATCGACTGGCGCGGCGACGGGCTTACCGGGTACCAGCAGGAGGTCATCGCCGGGCTGCCGGCGCACAAGCGGGAGTCGGTCCGCGGTCCCCACGGGCTGGGTAAATCGAGCATCGCCGCGGTCGCCGTCCTGTGGTTCGCGCTGACCCGTGACGCCGCCGGGGTGGACTGGAAGATCCCGACGACAGCCGGGTCATGGCACCAGCTGACCCGCTACCTGTGGCCGGAGATCCACAAGTGGTCCGGCAGGCTCCGCTGGGACAAGGTCCGCGACGGCCGCCCGTTCTCGCGCCAGGAACTCCGGAACCTGAACCTGCGGCTGTCCCACGGGGCGGCGTTCGCAGGCGCGTCCGCGAACTCGGCCCTCATCGAGGGCGCCCACGCTGACTCGCTGCTGTTCGTCTTCGATGAGGGAAAGGCCATCCCCGCCGCCACGTTCGACGCCTGCGAGGGGGCGTTCTCCGGAACCGGCGATGCCCTGGCCCTGACCCTGTCGACCCCTGGTGCCCCCGCTGGCCGGTTTTACGACATCCAGTCCCGCAAGCCCGGCTACGAGGACTGGCACGTCCGCCACGTCACCCTCGACGAGGCCATCGCCGCCGGGCGGATCAGCCCCGAGTGGGCCGGGCAGCGTGCCCTCCAGTGGGGCGTAGAGTCCTCCATCTACGTCAACAGGGTTCTCGGCCAGTTCCACGCAGGCGACGAGGACTCCGTTATCCCGCTGGCGTGGGCTGAGGCTGCTGTCGAGCGCTGGCATGAGTGGGACCTCGCAGGCCGGCCGGGCACCGAGCTGGACTACCCGCGCACGGTCGGCGTGGACGTCGCCCGGTACGGTTCCAACAAGACCGTCCTGGCCATCCGCAACGGCCCCGTGCTGGTGGAGCTGCGGAAGTCGGCCAAGGAATCCACGATGGTCACGGCCGGCCGGGTGAAGGGCGTCCTGGACGCCGACCCGGCCCGGACCGCGATCATCGACGTGGTCGGCGTCGGCGGCGGCGTGTTCGACCGGCTCCATGAGCAGGGCTGCCTGGTGCAGGCGTTCGGTGCCGGCAACCGCACCGACCGCATGGACATCACCAACACCTTTGGCTTCAACAACACGCGCAGCAGTGCGTGGTGGGGCCTGCGCGAGCAACTTGACCCGTCGGCCGATTCGGATGTGTGCCTCCCCGACGATGACATGCTCCTCGGTGACCTGTCGGCGCCGCAGTGGACGGTCACCTCCGGGGGCAAGATCGCCGTGGAGTCTAAAGACGAGATCGAGAAGCGGCTAGGCCGGTCGACTGACGACGGTGACGCGGCGGTGCAGGCGTACTTTCCCCGTTCCCTGCCGCATGCCCCGTCATCCCGCCCGTGGGCTGCCCGTAGTGACCTGGACCGGCTCACTGAGGACAGGACGCGGCGGCGGCCCGGGAACGACCCTGGCTGGGATGAGCCGGACGCGTGGGCGCCCCGTGACGACGATGGCCGCCCGGACCGGCCCAACGTCAGGTCATGGCGGTTACGGTGGGCGGCATGGGACAGCACAAGAGCGTTGACGGCTTCGACCCTGATAGCGCGCTAGACGAGATCCGCGCGCTGACCAGAGGATTCGGCACGCGCCTGGCGTACCTGGTGCGGGAGCTTGACGAGCACCTGGCGCACGGCAGGGGCCTGCCGCGGGCGTGGCGGGTGCCCGCGCACGACTACATGACCCACAGCCACCCGCATACGGGGCTTGCGCACGTCGGCATCGCGCACGACCATGAGCACCGGCACGCGCCGCCCGCTGACGCGCCGTGGTCCCGCCCGGACGCCACCATCCTGGACGACCTCCGCCAGGTTGAGCGCGACGACCGGGAGCGCACCTCACGCCCACACGAATGACCCCAGAGGAGCGACGACCTTGACTGCAGCGGACCGGCGGGCGGAGCTCAGCGGAGCCGTCGAACGGCTGGTCAACGGGCGGGCCCTCGGCGATGCCTACGGGTTCGACATCGGCCCTGTCCTCATCCCCTCACCGCAGGGAATGGCTGCCGGGTACCTGCTGGTCATCTCGTGCCGGTCCCCGGTGCTGGTGCCCCCCCGGATGGCGCAGGTTCAGGTCATCGCCGACGCGTGGCCCGATGAGGCGACCCTCGCTAGCGCGGTGGGCGCGTGCATGGACGGCATCGCGGCGGCACGCGCGGAGCTCCTGAAGATCCCCGCCCCGGCGGCAGTCAACGGGAACGGCGCCGGGATGGCCAGGTGAGCACCGTCGCGGTGAACGTGGCCGGCACTGAGGTTACAGTCGAGGTGCGCGACGGCTGGTCGACGCTGGCACCCGTCACGACAGCCGCGCGATGGCTCGCAGGCTGCGGCGCACTTCCGTTTGACAATTTTGAGGCGCGCGATGACGGCGGGCAACTGCTGGCCCCGTACGCCGAACTAGGCGACTGGCCAGACGGCAAGACGATTTACGTGAACCGCCTCGCAGGGATCGGCTGAGCCGTGGCCACCGTCCTGTACACCGCCCTGGTCCCGCTGCGGGTGTACTCGGTGATCGACGACTGGCCGTGTCCTGCTGGCGCTGTCGTCCCGCTTGACCCGTCGAGGGCGTCCACGCAGGCGCTGCTCGCGGCCGGGAGCATCGTGCTCGCGCCGAACGGGGCTGTCGATACCGCGACCCCGGCGAATATCGTCAGGGGCGTGCCTGGCCTGCACGTCGGCGTCTCAAACTAGCCGTCATCTGCTCGGTCATCTCAGCGTGAGCCTCGCGGATGCGTATGGCAGCCTCGGACGCGTCGTCTCCGGCCAGTCGGCCGCCGATCGCGGCGGTGATCCGTTCCGCTGTCTCCGGGTCGGTTACCTCGTCGATGACGTCCAGCAGCTGGCACGCCCATTCGACTTCCGCGTGGTACAGGGCTTCAGCCTGGTACATCCGCGTGGCCGTGTCGCTGGCGGCCAGATGGTCGCGGAGCCGGACTGCTGACGGCTTCCTGTCTGGGAGCTTCCTGCCTGGGAACATGCGGCCAGCGTAAGCCGACGGGGGGCGATCTTGGCTCCCGACCCGCAGAAGGCAAAGGTCGTCGCCTTCCCCGACCTGACGCCCGCCACTCGCCGTGATCTCATGCGCGGGGAGATCGGGACTGAGTTCGACCAGCAGAGCCGCGTGTTCGGGCTTTATGCTGGCGGAGACGTCTTTGACTATGGAGAGTGGTCAAGTCGTGACGTAGCGACCATGCTGACCCGGGACGGGCAAGCGTCCGCCCTCGAAGCAGTCCTCACCCTGCCGATCCGGCAGGCATCACGGGCGATCGAACCCGCCAAGCACGACTCCGGCGAGGCCGAGCTATGCCATTCGGTCCTGTTCGCGCCAGGCACATCAGGCGGCATGAAGACCCCGCTACAGGACGTGATCGGGCAAGTCACGTCAGCGCAAATCTACAAGAAGTCCTTCCACGAGCTTCTCTGGGCTATTCGTGAAAAAGACGGGGCGATAGCCCTTGACGGAATAGCATTCCGCCCCACGGCTACCTGCGAGCTAAAGCGTTACGCCAGGACCGGCAGAATGGACGGATTCCGCCAGCAGGTATGGCAGCTTGGCGGCTTCTCGGGCGTGCCAATTACCGCGAAACAGGGTATACTCCCTGGGTATGTGGACATTCCCCGCGTGAAAAGCTTCGTGCACATAAATGGCAAGCACCGTGAGCCGCTAACCGGCACCAGTGAGCTTGACCTGACCTACTGGGCGCTAGCGCACGGCTCCGAAGTGCAAACCCCGGACGGCCCGGTCCCGGTCGAGGAGATCGTCACAGGCGATTTCGTGTTCGGCTCCAATGGCGAGCCGACGCGCGTCACGGGCGTCTACCCGCAGGGCACCGTCCCGGCCTACAGGGTCACCTTCTCCGATGACTCCAGCGTGGAGTGCAGCGCCGACCACCTCTGGACCGTCTCGCGCCACGTCAAAGCGGGCAAGATCGCGCGCCAGACGCTTTCCACCAGGGAAATCTCCTCGCTGCCGCTGCGCTATGACAGCAAGGACAAGGCCCAGCCGACCGGAGGCCGTGGCCGCAACCTCGTGTGGATCGACCTGTGCCCGGAGGTCCAGTACCCGGAACGGGACCTGCCCGTCGACCCGTTCGTGCTCGGCGCGTGGCTCGGCGACGGATGCATCGGCAGGCACCGTCACGACGGGGAAGGCGAGCGGACCGGCCACCCGTCGATCGCCTGCCAGGACAGCGACGTCTTCACCATCGAGGAGATCCGCCGCCGGCTGCCGCAGCAGATAGACCTGCGGAAGTCGGGCCGCAATAGCTACAGCTTCGTGGACACGCTGCGCTGGCACCAGAACAGCTTCAAGGACGCCCTCGTCGCGCTCGGCGTCAACAAGACGAGCCACGAGAAGTTCATCCCGGAGATCTACCTGTACTCATCCCCGAAGCAGCGGTGGGACCTGCTGCGCGGGCTGATGGACACTGACGGGGGCAGCGACCGCACGCGGACGCGGACGGACCGGTCGCTGTTCGGCACCGTCTCCCCGAGGCTGGCCAGGGACGTGGTGCGCCTGGTGCAGTCGCTCGGCGGCAAGGCGACGATCACGCGCGTGACGGCACCCCCCGAGGGCCGGATGCTCAACGGCCGTGAGGTGCGCCACAACCATCAGCTGTACCGGCTGGAGATCAGGACCCCGCGTAACCCGTTCCTGCTGCCCCGCAAGGCAGGCATG